GATTTCATCCCCATGTGTCATGCTAGCTTATTTTTTGCCACCGTCGGCGGAGGGCTACGCCCGACGGCAGGTGCGCAAAAAAAAGTCCTAGCATAGACACAATGGGGTGAAAGTCCGGAACAAAAGTCCTGCCTAAGAAGTGTGTGTATCTTAATATTACCACACACTTCGTCCCCGGCCCGAGATAATGCTGTGTACATGCTATTCTCTGGGCCTATAGTTTTCCCGAAAAAATGACTGGCCCGCCGTTATTTTTTCAAAAACAAGCTTTTTAAGCCATGCTGTGTTCATGCTAAATTCAAATCGGTGAGGCACCCCCTTGCCAGACAGATAAAATGAATGAACATATATATTATTATTATTTAGCATTAAAACATATATATGTACGAGAGATGTCATCTTCACCAGAGAAGATAAAGACATTTCTAAAACATATATATTTTTAATAATAGCAAATAATAATGAGTATTAATATTGGTGATCCCGAACATGCTGTAATAAATACTTTGCAGCATGATTATGATCAAGTTACTGCGATTAATGCGTTCGAAGGCACTAATCCGCAAACGTTTACTACGTACAACAATTTCAAGCGCACATCATGTGGCATGAAACAAGGCAAACATTTTGCGTTTACCATTCACTGTCATTCGCTTGCGCATGCCAAAATGGTAATGAGCATAATGCAAGATTCTATGAATGAAAATCTTGAGTGCATTGATTTGGCCGTATGCGGTCTTGAAAAATGCCCTACGTCGGGTAATTATCATCTTCAATGTTATTTATCGCTCAAGCGTAAACGACGTATCGCGATAATATTTCGTAATTTCATTGGTGTTTGGAAGTGCAATGTATGGCCTTGGATCAAACACGCAATTGCCAGCGCATGGCATAATAAAAAATATTGCGAGAAAGATGGCGAAAGCTGGTGCCTTGGCGAAATGGCAGAGGCAGCAGAAGAAGTTCTTAAAAAGCTTGGCGGTCGTGGTCAAGGAAAGCGTACCGATATCGAGTCTTGTGTAGAAGCGATTCGCAAAGATCCTTGGAAAAAGAAATTGTATCATGCGAGAGAAAATGCGAAGCAATTTTTTAATTTCAATCGAGCATTTAATGAATACTTAAAGCTTGAACGCGACGAGGCTTATCATAAAGGATTTGCCACCTCGGACAGGGCAACCGATATGAATAATCACAATTATTATGGCGGACCTGGAACAGGGAAGTCATATGAAATTGAGCAAGCCGTAAAGCGATTAATCGAAGCCAACCCAAGTTTACGAGTTTATTATAAAACCGTGAACAAATGGTGGGATGGATACGACGGCGAAGAAATTGTTGTAATTGATGATTATCGCTCATCAATGCCATTTAGCGAACTGTTGAATTTGTTAGATGGCAAGCCATTTCGCCGAGAAGCAAAAGGCTCTTGCATTTGTTTAAGAGCGAATCATATTTTTATATCCACGCCGAAGCATCCGCGTTATTGGTATAAAAAATTGATGGAAGAAGACGGTGATGCCGAAGGTCAATTACTTCGTCGATTTGTATGTGTTCGCGAGTTCACTCCGCAAGACAACCCTCGATACAATCATTTAGTTCGATCGCGAATTCAGCAAAGAAACAGAATGGGATTTGTTGTTGCGGGTGGCGCAGTACCTGGCGAACAGCGAGTATTAGCTCCAGTTCATTTCGATCGACCGCTATTTCGAACCAATTCGGAAATCGCTGTGCGTAATCGCAAAAGGAAAACTACCTCATCCGGGAAGGAAAACTACGACGGTCATGGAGGTCATTTCCCTCGCAGGATGACTGATTGTTTGATATGTACTAGTGGTATGCCTTGCTACATCCACGGAAGTAATCTTGATCCGACTGAATATGATGAAGAGGATATATTGGAAACACATATCAACAAGAAGAAAAAGAAAGATGAATAAAGAAAGAGAGAGAGTAAAATATATATAACTTATGTCAACAGTTTGTTATATATACGATATAATATTTTATGAACCAGTGTATATTTAAAATTAAATTTTGTAATTACCAAATTATTATCCGAAGATGCCACGCAGTAGAGGAAGAACTCCCACAAGAAAACTCGCCTTCACTCCGAAAGGAACTAAGCGATATAAACCAGGAGTTGGTAGAAAAAGTAGTCGTGGCAAAAGACGAAGCGCAAACAAAAGGAATAGGAATAAGCGCAGTAAAGCCATGCGTGAAGCGCGACGTAAGCGAAAAGTTAACAAAGCTATTTCCAGAGTTTTAACATCTATGGAAGATGAGAAAGTAACTATGTATCGACAATATGTTGATCCAACAATAGTTTTGCCGCACACTAAAGATGCGCAAGGTAATCCAATTACATTAACTGGTGATAATTTGGATGCTGATGATTTAGTCACTGACGGTGATTATGTATGCACTGATAATGTCAGCATTCGTGCAGCTATTCCAAGAGATAAGCGTGATTTTTTTCAAGTAGACGCTTATCACGGTTATTGTGGACCGTCCTGGCAAAAAAGTGTACCGCAAGCTCAATTAGAAAATGCAGATGGTGATCAAACTGCAGAAGATAATGAGACTAAAATGGATACTGGTGTAACAGGTCGAGGTCAAACTGGTGAAGATGATATTCAAGATGATAATAAAATTGATATCAGAAGTTATAAAGAAATTGAAATTCCGTTTTTACCAGCTGTTCCATTGCGTGATCCTACACTTAGTGATGCTGGTCCGTATGGAATGTATGCGCAAGAATTTTTAAAATTTGGTCGCATTGGTGAAAAAATCAAGATTACTAATAATTATATGAGGTTTGATTTTTTTGCAGTAAGGAATGGCGTTATTAATTATGATGATACAACTTCATTACCTACAGGCATAGATGCCGAGGGAAGTAATTTAGCATTTAGATACGCTGCAGGCGGATCTCATCAAATTGATAAAGCGACCAACTCTTATGGTTATCATACTATTCATTATGGAAGAGCTAACGCACCCATTGAATACTCGTTAACTGCGCCTACCTTTGCTAAAGTTCGAATAATAGTATTTGAAAGAGATTGTTATGAAGGATCACCAGTCGCACTTGATGATTTTTTGAAAACTAAAGAAAGAATGGTATATATGATGGGCACTGAAGAAACTAAGTTACATGCTCATTTTAATCGCGGTAAGAAAACAAAACGCGATTTGGTTGATCCATTAGGCAATAATGCTGTTGATGTTGTAAACGAGACATTAGCAAAAGCAAAAGGTCGCATTATTATCGATAAGAGAATGAGGTTACCTATGAATCGTAAGAAAAGTATATCAATAAATCCTTTGAAAGGTAAAGTATTGGAATATAATCCTTGTGATGTTTTAAGAACAACAAGAGATGATAATAATCCGAATGTTAAGTTGAATCCTATGGCAGTAGATGAATTTGCAACTAAGAATTTACCTGTTAACATTAACTCTACTGAAGTTATGGATAATTTAGATACTAGATCAGAATATGCTCCGATAAATAAACAATACGGTATGTTTATGTTATTTTATTGCCAACGAGCTTCTGTTGAGTATAATATATTTCAAAAATTTGAATATGATAAGTAATGGCAGTTCTTCCAAAACTGACATTTCTGAAATTTCCGGTATGGCAGTTCTTCAAAAATTGACATTGCGGAAATATTGACCCGTGGCAGTTCTTCAGAAACTGACATTTCGACTTGTGGCAGTTCTCCAGAAACTGACATTTACGGTTAAATCCTTAAAAAGTTAAGGAGTTCACGGTTAGAAATAGGGTTACACCAAGCTTTTTCCTCTAAAATAAGGTTTTTTAATGCATGGTTTTTAGTAGTCTAATATTTGTACTAAAAATATGCTAATAATCCCTCTCAGAACGGCGATATATATATCAAAACGCCGTTTTAGCCTGAGATATGACAGAATCTCGGGTTAGAAATAGGGTTTCTACCTATATGTAAAAAATTTTAACCTTAAAAGTACTAAAAATAGCACTCCCATTTTTCCGATTATGGTTTTAGTACCCCAAAAATATCCGAAATACCGGGATTGGATCGATTTATAGAAAATCGGCCTAGGATTTCATCCCCATGTGTCATGCTAGCTTATTTTTTGCCACCGTCGGCGGAGGGCTACGCCCGACGGCAGGTGCGCAAAAAAAAGTCCTAGCATAGACACAATGGGG